TAAATCACGACTTGATAATCTATTTTGCAAATGATGTAGAACGGTCTGCTCTCCTAAGTAAACACCAATATGATTTAAACCGCTACTATTAATAGACATTAATAACAAATCTCCTTTTTCTAAATCCTCTTCCTGTGTTAATTCTCTAAAACCTGTCTTTTCATAACATCCATTAAACATTGGATTTTTAACAAATTCTTTTGGATCGTCTGGCCTTTCCCAATCTCTTAATTTAATACCAAGTTCTTGATCATACCAATCACGACATAAACTCCAACAATCATTAACACCCCATACCCATGTTCTACCAATTAAAGGTGCTTTATAACCACAAGGTTCAAATGATTCCCATACCTTTAAATTAGGTTGTACGATCCACCATTTTAAACCTGATTTCTCACAGGAAACTTTATCTGCTTCACTGGGTTTTGGGCTTGTTACAGGATGACTATGAACAACAGCAGTAATTTCACCTTTATCTTCAGTTTCAGCATAATCATCTGGACATAAAATGAATTGATCTTCTGGATTTACTGCTTTATTACGACAAGGAACATATTTTTCTTTACCTTTTATAATTACTAATAAACCGCAAGATTCTCTTGGATCTTCTTCGATAGCGTGTTGTAAAGCATCATCTTGCCAAGTCATGCAAAAAACGATCCAACTCCAGGAAAATCTGCTGGTAAAACTTGTCTTTTTGGTAAACGAACACCATCAAGATCAAAACTAGCTGCTAATTCAAATTCAACTAAACTTCTATTTTCAGATACTTTCCTATCAATAAAATAAATCTCATCAGGAAAAGTAGCTGTAGGATCTGGACTGCCGAAAGGATTAGCACCAGACTCTAAATCAATCACACTATCATCTTCTTGAAGAATAAAAAAACCAGTTTCAAGTAAAATATCACCACCTGAAAAGTTCGCATCATCAATAAATCTTCTTAAAGTTCTTCTTCTTGTTACTTTTGCTCCTTCTAATCCTTGAGGTAAAGTAAGAATTATTGTTGTAAAAGTTCCAAATATATTACTTATTCTTAATCGTGGTCTAGGTAAAGTTTTTGATTTAAACTCAAAGCCTGTAGCTTCTATTGGCATCTTTTCATACTGAATATTATTAAATAAAATAGCGGTATTATTATTATCATTTACACCATTATGAAAATAATATTTAGTATTTGACCCATGAATAGCAGTAATAAGTTCAAGCTCAAAAAGCTCAATAATATTACTAGGAGCTATTTTTTGTAGTTCTGAAACAGGTACAGCCATTAGGGTTCAAATACTTGGCTAAAAGTAACTCTTATAATATTTCTACCAGGTTGAAATAGTTCTTTATTGTAGGGAGTAGCAATCCATTTAAAAGTAAGAGCAGAATCAGGAGGCGACCAATCAAATGATTCAGCATCATCGGCTCTTGCATTTAAAAATGTCTCTACTTCTAATGTATCTTCTTCATCTAAATTAAAAGTTAGATTCCATATTTGAGGATTTTGATTTAAACCAAAAGAAATTCTATGTTGGTAGCCATCATTAAAAGCTGTAACCCTTGTTTTGGGATCAATTCTTTTTGTTGCAGGAAATATTGGGTTGTAATTAGGAAAAGTAGCCATTAGCGTTGTAAAGCAAGAAGTCCACCAGGTCTTGATTCTTTAATCAGTTCTGCTTGAACAGCAGCACCAATCAAACGACCTAACTGCTCAGAATCAGATTCATTACCTTCAACTGAACTACCAGACGCATCTACATTGACAGTAACACTTGTATTACCACCACCACCTAATTTATCATTTGGAATTACATTACCTGATCTACTAGGAACAAAAAGTTCTGGTCCTTTTTCTCCTACAAGGAAAGATTTACCTCCTGCTGCTCTACCTCCTTCAGCCAACTTGCCTCCCGAAAGGAATCCTAATATACCGCCTCCTTTTGGACCACTCGATCCAAGAATATCTCCAAATAATGCTTGATTAAGTGCTATATCTAAAAACTTATCAGCGACATTATTCAAAAGATCAGACAAGGTAGATGTACCTTTGATTAATCCTTTAATACCTTCTTTAATATCATTTCCAATGCTTTGACTTATGTTTTCAAATGCTTGTTTTACTTTTGTTGCATTATCAGCTAATTTTTTAGTCTCAACATTTTCACGAATTAATTCTTCTACTGTTAAACCTTTTGCTTCTAGTTGTTTTATTTGAGTCTCAGATATATTCTTGCTTAAATCATCTATATCTCTTAATATTGTTGCTTCTTCTACTCCTTTTTCCACTATCTGATTATTAAAAGATATTTCTCTTTGAAGATTTTTGATAGTTTTATCGGCTTGAATTGCAT